CCCCCACCCCAGCGACAGGATCAGCGGGTGCGGCTTGGAGGGCGGCGAGGGCCAACTCGAGCGCGGTGCAGAGGCGGTAATGCGGGTCGGACTTGTCGGCCTTCTCGACCACGGCCAGAACCTCGCCGCGATAGTTCTTCAGTCCGCCACCGTTGATCAACTCGTCAGCAATCGCCACCACCTCCCGCAGCCGCTTGACCTCTTCTATGAGGGACGTGGCCTCGTGCTCTTTCAGGACAACGCGTCCGTAAACCAGCCGGCGTTCCAGCTCCCCCAGATCGAGAGGCCCGCTCACGACGCGGCTCCAGTGGCGCGGGCGATGGGGGTGCGGGCGTCAGGAACTTGCGCCGCAAGCAGGGTGGCAGCGTCGAGACAGGGCAAGCAAAACTGCCTTGTTTCTTCGCCCCACTCGGACTGCATTTCGACCACCACATTCCAGCGACGGCCACAGCAGTTGCAGATAGGATAGGCCCACCCGTCGTTCAGGATGCGGGCTATGCTCTCTGGGGTGTGTTCCGCCCTGTTGAGCGCGTCGGACTGCTCACCTTTGGTTCTGCCATCGGAGAACTTGTCGCCATCGCCCCAGTGTTGATATTGGTCGCGCCAACGACGAGCCGCATTGGCAGCCGTCTCAATCGCGGAGCAAAGCCGCATAGGCCCCGCCGTGTGCCCACCCTTATGTTGATCGGTCATGTTCGTTCCTAAGCGGCTTGTTGATGGGAGGGGGCGAGAGCCAAGGCGTCCACGGCAGCAATCCGCCGGCCGATCCAGGCCATGACCGGAACCGCCATGCTGTTGCCGAGCGCCTTGTAGCGGGGGCCGTCAGCAGCCACGCTCTTGCGCCAGGGGATGGCCGTGTAGCCCTGGTGCGTGGTGAGCCTAAGCTCGTAGGAACAGGCGTTCCTCATTGCCTCGGGAATGAACCCAGTCATGGCAACCGCCACACAGGAGGCTAAGGTTTCCCAGGTCGAGGCGCAGGTCGGGTCGGTCAGCCCATGTTGCGATGTGATGGACTTCGAACATGCGTTCAGGGCGCCGGTGAACCGCTCCGCATCGCTGGCAAGCGCGTCGATCTCGCGCCCAGACAGCGCGACAGACTTGCTTCCATTCAGCGCTGGTGAAGAAGGCTTGATGCTCGCTGGTGACGCCGCCCTTCCAGTGCGGGTTGAGCTCGCCACGGCGGCGTTCGTGAGCGCAGCCAGGTGAGCAAAAGCGTCGGCTGGCATAGACTGGCGAGACGAGCTTGCGAGATCCGCAATGCTCACAGACAGAGACGACTTTCCGAGACTGTGTAGCTGAACTGCCTGCCGCTCTAAGTCGATCAGCGCATGCACGGCCACAGGTGCGCTTGGTCCGAGCGCGAGGGCTGCTGAACCCTTCGCCACAGACGACGCAAGCGCGCGTTTCTCGTCCTCGCTTCTGCACACCAGAATCCTGAGCTCATTCGTGATTTCGGGGAAGCCTTGAAGCCGCTCGCATTCGCGGGGCGTCAGGCGGCGGACGGCGGACCCGGCGATCGTGCCGTTATGGCGGCGGCTGCCGTTATTGCTGTCCAGGGTGGCGTGGACGTCATCGACGCGGACGCCCGATTGCGACGACTGGAAAGCTACGGCCGGCGGATGCGCCCCCGACGCCAGCGGATGACACGGGTCGCCCGCCTTCGGGTTGCTATAGTTGGCGGCGCTGGTGATCTGGGTTGTGTCGAAGGCGACAGGCTGAACGATATAATCGCCGCCCTGATTACCTCCGGTAGGACCCGCCGCCATCATGGGTTGGGCCACCTCGACTTGCCGCGCCTTGTAGTCCTTCCCGCTGTTCTGCGGCATTATGCTGTAGGCGATCGCAACCTGTCCGCCGCCGTTCGGATGATCTTTGTTCGATCCCATCGCTCGAAGCGGAGGCGAGACATTCCCAGCGTCTTGGGCATACTCCTTTGACCCAAAGGCGATCAGGCCACCATCAAGGTCGAAGTCGGTTCCAAGTCCGCCGCCGCCTGAAGGGCGAGCGCTAATGGTTGGGGCAAGGTCTTTCCGCGTTTCTCTGCGCGGCGCAGGATTCCCCGACAAGCTGTGGCGCTCAAATAGAACCGCTGCGGCACGTCGCCAGTCTCCAAGGTATCCGACAACGAACACACGGCGGCGTCGCTGGGCCACTCCGAAGAACTGAGCGTCAAGCACTCGATAGGCGACGCCATACCCGAGTTCGACCATGCCCCCGAGAATGGCTCCAAAGTCCCGTCCTCCGTTCGACGACAGGACGCCGGGCACGTTCTCCCAAACCAGCCATCGGGGCCGGAGGCGGTCAGCCAGCCTAAGATATTCGAGGGCCAGGTTGCCACGGTCGTCGTCCAGTCCGCCTCTGAGACCGGCGACGCTGAAAGACTGGCAAGGTGTTCCTCCGACCAGAACGTCGATTGGGTCGTATTCGCCGGCCTTGATCGTGGTGAAGTCGCCATGCAGCGGGGTCTCCGGGTAGTGGTGCGCCAGGACCGCGCGGGGAAAGGCTTCAATCTCGGACAGGAAGGACGCCCGCCAGCCGAGCGGGTGCCAGGCAACCGACGCCGCTTCGATGCCGGAACAGACCGAGCCGTAGCGCAGCCCCTCCCCCGTCTCCCCGCCTGTGTGGGTCATGAGGGATCACCGGAGCTGTAGGCTTGATAGTGGGCGGCGGCGGTGTCGTAGGCGTCCTTGCCCAAACGCTCCCAGAAGTAGCGTTCGGCCATGGAGTGCTGCTGGTCGTGATGCGCCCGGCAGAGGGGATTGCAGTGCCGGTCGTGATTTTTCCGGGATCCACCGGGGCTCAGCCGTCCGGGGCCGTCGTTGTAGCGAATGTGCGCCGGATCGATCGGGCCGCTGCATCCGCCCAGGGACGCGGCTTCGCACGGCTGGCGACGCAGATAGGCCAGGAAGCCGTTGTCGCGCTCCCTGCCCCGGTCGACCGTTCCCCGCGCCTTGCGTTCGGCCTTCAGCTTGGCCTTTCGTGCGCGGGATTGCTCGGCCTTGATCAGCGCGGCCTTGGCCAGGATCAGGCGTTCTTGTGCCGTGGTCATGCGGCCACCTGCTGCTGGCCGAGCGTGTTGGCCGGCACGTCGATCAGGCCCGACACGATGTCGATTATCGCGGACTTGCTGGCCTTGAACCGCTCGTTCCCCATGGCCCGGACCGACTGGCTTTCGGGCTTCAGAACGCGGACGACGCGGTTTTCGTCGTCAACGATCACCACGGCGTATTCGTCGGCCTGCTGACGCAGCGAGGCGGCGAGCCGGTAGGCCTCCGTCTTGAACATGCAGGCGTAGTCAGTGACGGTGCAGAACCCGGCCTGGATCAGCGCCCACTTCCGAAGGTGCTCGGGGGTCGGGTGCATCATGGCGAGGTCGAACGGCAGGCTGGCCCAGGCCTCGCGCAGCCAAGCGAACTCATGCCGGTGCGACGCCTCCGATCGGGCCTCGACCACCTCCAGCCGATAGGTCTCGCCGATGACGAACTGCCCGTCCGCCTGGCGCTGAAAGCCCGGCCGGATTTGCATGGCCTCGCCATCCCAGGTGAACGGGAGCGGGGTCATGCGGCGAGCGCCAGCTTAGCGCCGAATCGGGTCGTCAGGTCGGCAAGGCGGGCATCCAGTTCCACGAGGAACGCGACGACCTCGGCCTCAAGTTCCGAGATCAGGTCATCGTCCCGGTCGATCCGGGTGACGAAAAGCTGAAGCTCCTCCGGAAGGCGCGGATCGAACGACACGAAATCGCACCACGCTCGGTCGGCACAAGCCATCTGCCATTGCATCTGGGTGATATATTTTCCGGCAGGCTTTCCGCTCGTCAGGGTGTCCAGATGCGTCGCCGTGTTCGGGCACTTGATCTCCAGCATCCCGTCGTCGCCCACGAGGCCGTCAGGGCTTGCTCCGCTGTCCTTGATGCGCGGATGGATGATGAGCCCGACCTGATCGACCCAGAGGCCGGAGCGGAACTCATAGGCCTCGCGGGCGGCAGGTTCGTTGTCGGTGCCCCACTGCATGGCCGCATTGGTGAAACCCTCCTGACGCTGGCCAGTGAGGCGTTCCACAATCAGCTCGGCGGCGTAGTTGGCTCGGCTGGCCGAGTAGCCGGATTTGGTCTTAGCGGTCACGTCCGCGACGCGGGAGGCGGTCACCCTGCCCAAGCGGGCGGCGAACCATTCGGGGGTGCCCTGGACGATCATTGGGAAGCCCCTTCCCGGATTTCACGGGCGCGAGCCTTCCATGCGCGGACCACGGCGTCGGCGTCGTTCCGGTCCAGCTTTTGAACTACAGGATCGTTGACCTCGCGCCACTTCGTTAGGGCTTCGAGGCTGTCACATTCTCCAATCAGGTCGATTGCCTTCTGTGCCGCGCCGCTGATCGGGTGCTCGGGCTTGTCGGTCGCCGCGCCGTCGTCGTCCTGATCGGTCGTCGCCAGGCCAAGCGCCAGCTTGAGGGTGTAGCGCTGGAGATAGGTCGTGGCCGACCCGATGGCTTGGATGTCGTTCTTGTTGCCCGATGAGTCGTTGCCGGCCGCGAGGGTGGTTTCTTCCGAATAGCCGTCCCGGTGAGCGAGGACGCACGTCACCGTCACCCGCCCGCCGTCCTGCGTCGCCCGGTAGCGATAGGACAGGCCCTGGCGATCCAGAGCTGGGCCGACGATCTTGGCGATGGCTGCGAGGCTTTCGTGGCGGTAGCTGGTCCGACCCTTGGCGCTCGTGAAATCGACCTCTCGATCCTTCACGATCGGGCCGATCTCGCCCTTCGCCGCGGCCACGGCGTTGTCGAAGGCCTTACGGGCCATGTTGGCGTCGTAGCGCTCCTGGAGGGCCATCAGCTTCTCCAGCACCTCGACACTGGCGCCGGAGGCCAGCGCGCGGTCGATCATGGCGAGCGGCGTCAGGATCGCGGCTTCGGTCGGGCGGTCGAACTGGACGATCTCGCCTTGGATGGGTTCAGCGGTCATTTCGGCTTCCTTGGGGAATAGAGGACGACAGCCATTCCGGCCGCGAAGAGGATGAGGAGGAAGGCGGTCAATGGATCGACGCCACGAAGGCCACGCCAATCAGCAGGACCGCGACGATTGCCCAGACCATCGGCCGGGGTTCGTCCCGCGCATCGAACGGCACCTCCAGCGGATCGCCGGGCCGGTCATCGGTTGCCAGTTCAGCATAACGGGCGCGTGTTGCTTCCCATGGGGAGGCAGGGACCATGCGGTCCAGGGTGTCGGGGTGCATGGTCATCACGCGGCCACCAGTTTCCCGGCCGCAGCGCGATACCAGACGCCCGCCTCAATGCCGTCCTGACCGACGATGCCGACAGCGCCCGAAATTATCGGGCCGTCCCAGGTTTCGCGTTCCGCAGCGCAGATCATGCATCCAGCCTCGCCCATGACGCGGCCTTCATGGCCCGTGGCCATGGCTCCACCGCTCTTGGTGGCCGACGCCGCGC